GATCCTGGATCTGCTAAATTTGACAAAGCTGCCGCTGATATCGAGCGAGAAAACGCAAAATTATCAGCAATGGAAGGACAACTTTATAAAGTCGAACAAGCCTTGAAAGCCGTAGGACGTGAAAATAGCTTTTTCGGCAAAATGGAAAACTTCGGGAAGAACCTTGTCAAAAGTGGAGATCATATCCAACAATTTGGGAAGAAAGTCTCTGACTTTGGGGGGACTTTAACCAAAGGGGTAACAGCACCACTACTTGCAAGTGCAGGATTTGCGGTTAAGGCTGCGATTGATTATGAAACTGCGTTCGCTGGTGTAAAAAAAACAGTGGACGGAACTCCACAGCAATTCGCACGGTTATCTAATAGTATCCGTGAAATGGCTAGAGAGATGCCATCCAGTGCGGTTGAGATCGCAAATGTAGCAGAAGCTGCAGGACAATTAGGCGTACCTATTGGCGCGATCAAAGACTTTTCGAAAACCATGATCAATTTGGGAGTGTCTACTAACTTAAGCTCTGAAGAGGCTGCATCGTCAATTGCTAAGATTGGTAATATCATGCAGGTATCTGGAAAGGACCTTGGTACATGGTCTGGGCATTTTGGATCTGCCGTGGTAGATTTGGGTAACCATTTTGCCACGACAGAACGTGATATTGTAGCAATGACAAACCGTCTTGCAGCGGGCGGTAAACTTGCAGGAATGACAACACAAGATATTTTAGGTCTTGCGACTGCGATGAGCAGTGTAGGTATTGAAGCTGAGGCAGGGGGAACCGCGATGACACAGACCCTTACTGGAATTGGTAAGGCGGTAGATGGTGTCGGGGATGGCGCAAAAGAGAAGTTAGAACTTCTTGCGCGTGTTTCTGGTGTTTCTGCTCAAAAATTTGCTGAAACTTGGAAAAAACATCCAGTGGAAGCATTGCAAGAATTTATCAAAGGTCTTGAGCGAGGGGCTAAACAAGGCAAGAACGTAGACGAAGTTTTAAGTGCTTTGGATATGACAGGTATCCGTCAAGGAAATATGCTGAAATCTCTAGCCCTTGCATCTGATCGAATGGGTGAGGCAGTTAGTCGATCTAATAGTGCATGGAAAGAAAACAACGCACTTACTAATGAAGCAAGCAAACGCTACGAAACCACAGAATCACAACTTAAAATCTTTAAGAATCAAATTACAGATTTGGCAATTGAATTTGGTGGGCCACTTTTGAAAGCAATGAATTCAGGGCTGCAAGCTGCAAAACCATGGATACAAAAGCTGGCAGATATGGCTAAAGCATTTAGCGAAATGAGTGAGGCTCAACAGCAAAACATTATTAAGTGGGGCTTACTTGCAGCAGGCGCAGGCCCAGCCTTATCAATCCTAGGGAAATTCATCGGAGTAATTGGTGGAGTCAAAAAAGGTATTGGGTTCCTAACTCAAGGCATTGGGAAGCTTGGAGGGGGATTAACTGTTTTAGGCAGGACATTCCAATTGTTTAAGGAAGGCAACAGCCTATCCTCTGCATTTAAGGCCGCAACAACAGGGATCACAGCAACAGGAGCGGCTGCAGAAAGCGCAGCAACTAGCACATCATTATGGTCTAAAGCTCTTGGATTTTTAACCAGCCCCGCAGGATGGATAACCGGCGGTCTGTTAATTGGTGGTGTTGCCACTAAATACGCTCTAGATGCCCAAGAAGCGGAAAAACGTACTCATTTATGGGGCACTGCTGTCAACGAGTTACAATCTAAGGAACTGAGCGGATTGTACGACAAAGTACAAGAAGCAAAGAAAGCAATGGTTGACTTTGGTGCAGGATCAACTAAAAGCGTTGAAGAAGTCCGTAAAAGCGTGCAAGGTTTAGGGCAAGATATTACCGACTTAGTTGACAAAAATACCAAAAAGAAAATTGAGCTAGCTGAGAAATTGGGGCTGTCTAAGGAATCTCAACAAGCAATTGCTGAAGGTGCTGAACGTACTAAAACAGTTGTTAACGACTTGACAAGTCAGATCACAGATATTTATCAAAGAGCATCAGACCAGCATAGAAATATTACCAGAGAAGAGCAACAAATTATTACAGCTAACCAAAATGAGTTGATTAATATCCAACTCAAGAATATGAAATATTCGGGCGCTGAGCGTGTAGCAATTACAAAAGCAATTAATGGTGAAATTAGCGGGTTAAATCGTGAGCAAGCTCAACGATCGCTGAGCGAACTCTTGAAATGGATGGCTGATGAGAAAAAAGCCTACGACGATCGAAAGAAACTTTTGAAAGATGCACTTGATAGCATCAAGGGAACGGATGCGGAAAGTGTGGCAGCACGCAAAAAAGTCACTGCAGAGTTGCAACAAATCGAAGCAGATCACAATGCTAAGATGGAGGCTTATGGTGTGCGTTATGCTCAACTGGTCAAGAAATTCCGAGAAAGTGGCATTGATGGGATTGGTGAGCAGGTCGCCAAGATGTACCAAGAAGCATTCGAAAAGACTGGTCTATCGTTCGAAGAGTTTGAAAAGAAAGCTATTAAAGCCGGAAATTCGATCCAACAAACCAGCTCTCTTTGGGCGCACGAATTAGACGGCATGTCTGAAAAGCAAATTCAAGCCAACACAGCATGGAACGCAATGGTATGGGATTTGAAAGAGGGCAAGGTTAAGACTAACGCTCTTGACGTTATCAAAGAGGCTGCGAGCGCAGAAGACGGCTGGAATCAAATGGAATTCCTTTTGAAGAATGCAAATCTTGAGACCAATGCAAAAATGATGATTGGTCAAGCGCTTGTAGAAGTTGATAAGTGGAACTCACTCACGCCAGAACAAAAAGAGTTGGTAGTCGGTAACAATCAAGGGATGAAAGCAGTCCTTGATAGTAAGACATTACTTGAACAATATAATGCTATGCCAGCAGCAGTCAAAGAATTGCTGATGAAAAATACTGATTTTTTATCATCGGGTGAACGTGCAACCGCTATTATCGAGCACTGGAATCAACTGACACCAGCACAAAAAGAGCTGATCTTGAAAGATGCTGCGAGTGATAAAGCTGAACGTGTACGACTAGCAGTTGATTCTCTCACTGGCATGGCTCACGTAGTTAATCTAGATGCAGAAGACAAGACAAAGAGCGCAATCGCTAGTGCGATGTCTAGCATCTTAACACTACCTACCGACCATAAGACGGACTTGATTGCAACTCCAGACGGGGTGACACTTGGAACTAACCAAGCTATGGGGGCTTTAGGACTATACAACGGATTCGCTGTACCAACCAAACAAATTACCGCTGATCCAAGCAATGCGAATAATGCTGCACAACAAGCGATTAATAAGCAACAAGAATGGAACAGCACACCGTCTCCTGTCAAACCACAGTTAGGTGATCCAACGGGCGCTATCACTGCTGCACGACAAGCGATTGATAATCAAAACGCTTGGAACGCTACACCAAGCCCAATTAAGCATATAACAGGCGATAGCACTAGTGCGGTTAATGCTGCGAACAGTGCTACCAATGCTATCAACGGCATCCCAACAAGTCACCACACGACTATCACAGCTACAGAAGTAGTAAATAAAGTAGTTAACTCATTCTCCCGTGTTTTTGGACCAAGACACGAAAAAGGTACGAACTTTCACGAAGGTGGACTCGCAATGGTCAATGACCAGCGAAATGCGGTCTATAAAGAAATGGTAACATTACCAGACGGAAGCTCATTTATACCAGATGGACGGGATGTTGTACTTAACTTACCTCGTGGATCAAAAGTATTGCGAGCCGATAGAACTAAGCGACTGATGAAAAATCTTGGCTTCCCGAGATATGCAACAGGGGTCGGAATTCCGGAAGATGCCAAATTCTTGCGAGAAATGAAAAATGCCAGCCAGCAATTTTTATTTAAAGAGACATCCACTGGAAATAGCTACAGCGGTGAAAATATCGTTGCTGAGATCGCAATTCTGAGAGCAAGTTTAGAAAAGATCCTTACTGCTATCCTTGAAAAACCGTCAGAAACCTATCTGGACGGTGATGTTTTAGCACAAAACAGCTATCAAAGATATTCTAAAATCATGGCGAGGGAGGGAATCTAATGTTTAACATGATTATAAATGGATTTGACACTGGATCAATCCCAAACTGCTATGTGACAGATTTTGGAGAAGACCAGACGGCAACACCAAGGGTCGAATCAAATACGATTTATGGAGCCAATGGAGATTATAATCTCTACGATGGAGCTTATGACGGGTACGATAAGACAGTAAGTCTATACGTTGTTAAGACAAGCGAAATCGAAATGATTGTCAATCAATTCAAACCAGAGGAAAATAAAATAGAGTTTAGTCATCGACCAGGCTCTATTTTTTATGCTGATTTTCAGAGCGCATCATTTAAGCAAAATGGTTTGCATGCGTGGACTTTAGAAATCAAGTTAAAGATGCATCCATTCCGCTACTTAAATAATGATGCCGTAGTCACTTTGACAGGTAACGGCACAGTAAACAATCCAGGAACGGTATATTCTGAACCAGTTATCACAATTGAAGGCAATGGAGATGTATCTCTCACTATCGGGAAGCAAACCATGCAACTCACGATTGATACAAAAGCAACAATTGACTGCCGTCATAAAAAACAAAATGTCTATGACAAAAATGGAAATCTGAAAAATACATTGAGAAAAAGAGGTGGTTTCTTCGAAATTGCTCCAGGAATGTCTGGTATTGCGGTTTCAGGTACCGTCTCAAAAGTCACAATAAAAGGAAATTGGAGGTATAAAGTATGATCTATCTGCAAGAGGGTAACTTCCCTCTTAATGAAGCATTTAGCTCTGAAATTGTCCAGGAAGCTAACAGCACCTATC